GCAGAATGGCGTGATAAACCTTCGAAACGGCGAGCTTTTGCCGCATGATCCGCAATTCCTGATGTCCAAGATATGCGCCTGTGAGTACGATAAGACAGGAGAGCAGAAACCCGAACGCTGGCTGAAGTTCCTGAATGAAGTCTGCAATGGGGACAAAGAGCTTGTCAAATATTTGCAGAAATGCATCGGTTATTCGCTGACAGGCTCAGTCCGTGAGCAATGCGCTTTCTTCCTGTACGGCATCGGCAACAACGGTAAGTCAACCTTTATCGAGACAATAGCTGACATGATGGGCGATTACGCCAGCAACGCACAGCCTGATACAATTATGATGAAGAAGTTCGGCGACAACGGTTCTGGTAGCGATATTGCGCGGTTACGATCCGCAAGACTTGTTACCACGGAAGAGCCGACAGAAGGCGTGAGGCTGAATGAAGGCTTAATCAAACAGCTAACAGGCGGCGGCAAAGTAACCTGCCGATTCTTATATGGTGATGAGTTTGAGTATGCACCAGAGTTCAAAATCTGGATCGCCACAAACCACAAGCCTGTCGTTCGGGGGACGGATGTGGGCATCTGGCGCAGGATCAGGCTGATTCCGTTTGAGGTCAACATCCCGCCTGACAAGGTGGATAAACAACTGAAATATAAGTTCCGCGAGGAAATGCCGCGCATTTTGCGCTGGGCGGTCGAAGGCTGTATTTTATATCGCAAGGAAGGCTTAGAGCCGCCTGCCTGTGTCAAAGCCTCTACAGAGGAATATAAGGCAGAAATGGACTTGATTGCAAACTTCATGGAAGCGTGTGTAACCATCGATTATACGGCATCTGAAGCAATCGCGGCAACAGACCTGTACGCCATTTATACGGAGTGGGCAAAAGAAAATAATGAGTATGTGATGACCAGCCGAAAGTTTTTCGGAGAAATCGGCAAACGAACGCCCGAAAAGAAAAGGATATCCAGCGGGATTGTTTATCAGAAAATCAAATTAACAGAGTTCGCCAGAAGGTTCCAAAAGAAGAACTATTCTGCTTCGATGTTCTACAACGGAAAATAAAAAAAATCAAAAAAGATTAAAAAAAGTATTGACAAAACAAACCTTTCGCGCTATAATAGGCTCAGAGGTTGAGAAAACCGAATAAAACATAGGAGGCCATGAACCCATGATGCTGACGAAAGAACAGAAAGAACAGGCCACGATGCTTATCAGGTTCTACAACCTGAAGTCTGGCGCAAGATGCTGGTTCTCCGACAACAATATCGAAAAGGTTTACAGCCTGATCGAGTTGGCTGGCGGTGATGTGGAAAAGGTGAGGATTTTCTTCCGGGAGAATGTCAAAGAAGGCGTTATGTTGCACCAAATCTGCGATAAGTTCCGCGATTCCGTTTATGCTGAGAAGCACGCTCAAACGGTTCCCGCACAGCCCGTTGACAACCTCGCCGCTTCGATGAATGTTCTCGGTCAGGTCGTTACCGATTTGCTTGCCAGAACGAAGATGGATGAGATTCAGGCTACGGTCGGCGAAGCGTTGAAGGAAGAGGTCAAAAAGTTCATCGCCGACAACTACGGCCCCATCACGCGCAAGGTCAACATTGAGTTCCCGGATCGCAAGGTTGAGCTTGACGGTGTGGTTCACGCTAAGTTCGACACGGTTCTGAAGTTCGTTCAGGCCAACGAACCCGTTTACTTGATTGGCCCTGCCGGGACTGGCAAGAATGTCCTTTGCAAGCAGATCGCCAAGGCAATGGGCCTGAAGTTCTACTTCACCAATGCCGTGACTCAGGAATACAAGCTGACGGGCTTCACCGATGCCATGGGAACCTATCACGAAAGTCAGTTCTACAAGGCTTTCAAAAACGGCGGGTTGTTCATGCTCGACGAAATGGATGCTTCGATTCCTGAAGTGCTGAACATCCTGAATGCCGCAATCGCCAACCGCTACTTCGATTTTCCGGCACCTGTTGGATATGTTGAAGCACATCCTGACTTCCGTGTGATCGCCGCTGGAAACACCTTCGGCCTCGGTGCTGATTATGAGTATGTCGGAAGAAATCAGTTGGACGCCGCAAGCCTTGACAGGTTCTTCCCAGTAAGGATCGATTACGACAGCCGCATCGAAGAGGCTTGCGCGAATGGTGATACCGATCTGGTTCAGTTCTGCCGCAAGTTCCGCAAGGCGACCCAGAGGGCTGGCATCCGTACTATTGTGAGCTACAGAGCGATTTCCGCGATGGCGAAGATGAGCGCGGTTCTCAATACTTGTGAACTGCTGGAAACCTGCCTCATTAAGGCGATGGAAATTGACGATTTGAACGCTATCAAAGCTGACATGGGCGGTTGCGGAAAGTACAGTGCCGCTTTTGAGCAGATCATCGATCAGAGGAAGGCTGGGTAATCCAGCCTTTCCTTTGATTCGAGAAGCGTTAAAAAAAGTATAAAAAAGTATTGACATTAAAGCGGGAAGGCGCTATAATAATCATAGAAGGATGAATAACCTTCCTTAAAACAAGAACCCAATGGAGGTCAAACAAATGAGTACGATCATCGACAAAAAGGCTCTCGGAATGAGCTATCATGTAGAAATCTTCAGTTCCGCATCCGAGGTCGCGGAAGTTTCTTCCAGAAGAACGATCACTAACAGCAGTTTCGACGATATGTCGAAAGCGTACATTGACAAAAGCTGGACGGGCGTGGGAAGCCTGAACGAAGCGCTGGAACTCATGCGCACGGGCTATCAGCCCACGGTCGATAAGCTGAAGGCAAAGCTGAAGGCCAATGTCGCCGGGAATGGTAAGCGGATCAGCTTTCATAATGATGTTGTTGGCTTTGCTCCTGTCGTTCCGCTTGCTTTGCAGGGTATCCCTACTTCGATGATGAACAGTTACATGAAGCCCATCAAATCGAAGGTCATAAATATCTACTACGACATGGGTGCTGTTGCTTCTGTTACCAAAGAGCAGATGCTTGATTGCGGAGCGAAAGTTCTTGCCGCCATCCTTGATCTGGAAACGCAAGGATACAAGTTCAATCTTTATTCCATTCAGGGATATGCCGACAACAACGGTGGCAAGGGAACTTGCGATATGCTTTGCACCAAGATCAAATCCAGCGGGACACCGTTCGATCTGAAGCGCCTGAGCTTCGCGCTTACCCATCCCGCATATCTGCGAGTGATCGGCTTCGATTGGTACAGCAAGGTTCCGGGCGGCAAGTACAGACACAACTACGGAACTCCGATCGGGAGGCTGTTTTCTGACGAAGACCTTCAGAAAACAATGGATTCGCTTTTCAATAGCAAGACGGTTGTGTTCTCTTGCTCCAAGATTTTGAAAACAGGCGTTGACTCCATCAAGAACGCAATCATTGAGAAAGGACAGGGAAAATAAAATGACATGGTGCAAATGCCCGAAATGCTGGCATAAACTCTTTATGTTCGAGGATACAGACGGGAAATTACAGCTAAATATCAAATGTCCCTCTTGCGGAACCATTTCCGATGTGGTAATATCAAAGAAAAGATACATCCGAAGCAGGATAGTGTCTGAGAAAACCGACAAGGAATAGCTCAGAGTAGCCCAGAAGCCGATTTGAAAGACTTTTAATGAAACTATATTAGAAGCCTTTTGAATCGGTTCTGGGCCATTCTGGGCAAAAAGAGAAGGAGGGCAATATGCTTGATCCCGTGGCAAAACATAAGTCTCTGTGCAAGGAATTGACAGAGACTTTTGTTGCGAAGAACGCCGATTATGGCAATTCGTTCCACGATGAAATTGAAGAGTTCGGGCTGATTGTCGCCGCTGTTGCGCTGGGCAACAAATACAGGCGCTTCAAAACGCTTGCGCTTAATGGCAACAAAGCTGAGGTCAAAGCAGAAAGCATCCGCGACACATTGATGGATATGGCTAATTACGCTATTATGACGGTGATGGAAATCGAAATGACGGAGTTGGAAAATGAAAGTAATGCTTGACGAAGGCGCGTTTATGCCCACACGGGCACATAAATACGACGCAGGGCTTGATTTGTATTCGCCTATACCTTTTAGAGTCCCGGCAAAAGGATCGCTTACAATCGATTCTGGAGTCCATGTAGCGATTCCTGCCGGGTATGTCGGTCTGCTTCAAAGCAAGAGCGGTCTTAATGTCAACAACGGCATCCTGAGCGACGGCGTGATTGATGCTGGATATACGGGCAGTATCCGTGTAAAGCTGTATAATCACAGCTATGATGATTTTCAAGGCAGGCGCGGAGATAAAATATCCCAGCTTGTCATCCTGCCATGTAGCCTGAATATCGTCGAGCTTGTAGATGAACTGGAACAAACTGAGCGCGGGAACAATGGTTTTGGAAGTACAGGAAGGTAGTTATGATTTATACTGAACAGACTGTATTCGATGCGGCTCTCGATAGGATTAGAATGCTGTTTGATTTGCACGAAGAAATAGTCGTGTCAATGCTCGGCGGCAAGGTTCCTGTGGTCATTGTAGACCATCACGGAAATAAAGATGAAGATATCTACGGCACCATTACGCACAACCGCGCCCGTGGTACACATCTGCTTGATCCCATGAAGAACATCGTCAAAGGTCTGCTTGCTGACGGGAAAAGTGTTCAGGAAATCAGTAAACAGCTTGGTATGCAACCAGAGGAAATCTTCAGACTTTCAGGCTTCAGCCGTGACGATTTCCTTGATATGATGACAAAAGGCGTTACTGGATACAGTAAAGCCGTAATTTACAAGAAGGTGTAATTATGCCACGAGGAAGACCGCGAATTGAAATTGACAAGGAACAGTTTGAAAAACTGTGTTATCTGCAATGCACGCTTGCGGAGATCGCCGCATGGTTCAAATGCTCAGAGGACACAATCGAAAACTGGAGTAAAAGAACATATAAATCCAATTTTTCGGATATATATAAAACCTACTCCGCTGGTGGAAAAGTGAGCCTGCGCCGTTGGCAGTTCAAGATGGCAGAGCATAACACCAGCATGGCAATCTGGCTCGGCAAGCAGTATTTGGGCCAGAAAGACTACATTGAAACTGCCGCGCCCGGAACCGAATCAGCCATTGAAAAGATCGCTAAAATGGTTGTCTTCGGGAACGATGAAAAAAGTCAAAAAAATTGAAAGAAAAGTATTGACAAGCGCTTTTGTTAGTGATATAATAAAGACAGAAAGAGAGAAAGAAAGCAAAACAAACAAGAACCCAAGGAGGTCACTATGATGAAGGTCGAGTTTAACACTTATGCTTATGAATGCGAGTACGGCAAACGTCCGAGCGGAAGAGGTTCATGGTTCTTTAGTTTTGAAGGTCGTTACACTTTTGATTACTGCGGGCTTTACTCTGAAGCAAAGAAAGCCTGTAGGGATTATGTGAAGAAGGTAGCTCCGAAGGATTATGTCGGAACAGTTACCGTCAAAGTTGAGCTTTAATTAACAATAAAGGCCAGCCGAAAGGCTGGTCTTTTCTTTTGCTTTGCTTTGTGATACAATAATGGCATGGATAATGTAGCTATCACGAAGAAACAAAGAGAGTTTTTGACTGCTGGCCTACGGCGAATCAATCTGCTTGAAGGTTCTGTGCGTTCGGGCAAGACTTGGATTTCGCTTGTTATGTGGGCTTTATTTGTTGCGTCCATGCCGAAAGATGCGGAGTTTCTGATGGTCGGAAAAACACTGACCACGCTGAGGAGAAACTGCTTAGGGTTACTCCAAGAACTCGAACCGTCCTTTTCTTATAATATAAGCGCTAAACGCGCTAAGTTGTATGGAAGAACTGTTTGGCTGGAAGGTGCCGACAACCAAAAAGCCGAAAACAAAATCCGAGGCATGACGCTTGCTGGTGCGTATATTGACGAAATGACACTGATCCCGGAAGGCTTTTATTATATGCTTTTGTCTCGTTTGTCGGTTGCTGGAGCAAAATTGATTGCGACCACAAACCCTGACAGCCCTTCCAATTATGTATATACAGATATTGTCTGCAATGAAGAAATCGATAAACAAATAACAAGGTTTTCAATTTATGACAATTCGTTTCTTGAAGAACAATATGTCAGAAGCCTTGAAGCGGAATATAAGGGAGTCTTTTACCAGCGTTACATCCTTGGCGAATGGGTGATCGCTGAGGGGCTTGTGTATCCGATGTTCACGGCTGAGAAATGCGTTGTTCCGACAATTGGACGGAGATATACAGAATATTGCATATCTATGGACTACGGCACAATGAATCCCACAGCTATGCTGTTGTGGGGCTTCTGCCCGGACAATGACAAGTGGTACTGCGTCAAGGAATATTATCACTCAGGCAGAGCGACGAACGAACAAAAGACGGATGAACAGTATTATGCGGCGCTTGAAGCTCTTGCAGGTAGCTTGCCTGTAAGTTATGTTTATATCGATCCTTCGGCATCCAGCTTTATTGCGCTTGTACGACAGAAAGGGCGGTTCACGGTGCGAAAAGCTGACAATGATGTTATCGAAGGGATCAGGCACACAGCTTCGGCAATCGATGAGGGCAGAATCGTTTTTAACGACTGTTGCACTCAGACCATCAGGGAGTTCGGGCTTTATTCGTGGGATGAAAAGGCGACAACAGATGCAGTCATAAAGGAAAACGACCACGCGATGGATGCAGTCAGGTATTTCGTCCAGACGCGCCGTGCATATCGTGAAGCGGATCACTACCGATCCCCATTTGAAAGAAAGCAAAATAAATAAAAGAAAATCATAAAAAAGCATAAAAAAGCATTGACAACAAAAGGTGTCTGTGGTATAATAAAGACAGAAAGAAGGAAATAAACCCGATAGAACCCAAGGAGGTCATAACGATGAAAAAGAACACTGTAAGAGTTTTCAATCAGAACAGAAAGTGCGTTTACGAAGCACAGTTCACCACAGCCGATCAGGCTTATAAGTCTTTTATCGAAATGGTTGAATCTGCAAGGCGTTTACATGAACGGGTTGGAAGGTGCTACACAATAATCCGCTATAACGAAGATACGATTTGCAGTCTTGAAGAAATCAAATAAAAACGAACCGCTTCACCAAAGTGAAGCGGTTTTCTTTTTCTGTCGATCCGAAGCCCGTCTAAAAACTGAAAGAAACTGAAACGCCAGACTAAAAAGGTCTGGCGTTTTTCATTGAATGAATGTAGGATGTAGCTTTATGCTACATTTTCCTAAACTCTTTTCTTATAATTCTAAAATTATATATATTTTTCCTCTACTATTTTCCTACATTCCTACATAAGAAAAAAGAATATATATAAAAAGTTATATATATAATATAATACTGGCGAACAAGCGCGCTTTTTGAATCCGAAAAGTTCAGAACAAAAATGTATGATCGCGGATTTTTCCTACATGGTTTCATACATCGATCCTACATTCGGGAACCTTTGACTTTTGCATGATTCTGTGGTATTCTCTGAGCATGGAGGTGTGGCAATGCAGGACACTTTCGAGAGCGGCTATACAAAGGCTTTGCTTGACGCTCAGAGGATGCTGGAAGCAGCTTTTGAGGTCGGGCAAGGTAAACTTACTAAGAAGCATATAATGAGCCTATGGGCGATTCTGGTGAAAAACAGGGCTATGCTCCGCGAAAACGGAAATCTTGACGGGATGAATATATTGTTTAACAGGAAAGACGGGTTCTTTATCAGGAATGGGGGCGAACAGAAATAGTTACTTATCAGGACTATCTGAAGATGACGCAGAATAGCGATGGGGTTGTGGATGAGAAGAAGAAAGCGGCGTTTATCCAGTTTGCGATTAACGCGCATAAGACAAGCCGTGATTACGATATTGCGAAGACGGCTGACCTTTACGACCGACAGAGGAATAAGACGATCAACGAGTATGTCAGGACAATGTTTACCATTGCAGGCGCTCCGATTGAAGACTTTACGGCAAGCAATAACAAGATCGCCAGTAACCTCTTTCATCGGCTAAATACTCAGCGATGCACTTATTCGCTGGGAAACGGTATTTATTTTGCTAATGATAAGAACGGCGCTATAAAGAAAAAGCTTGGCGCTGACTTTGACCGCGCTGTGTTCGATGCGGCGTATAAAGCGCTGATTCACAAGGTATCCTTCGGCTTCTGGAATAAGGATAAACTGTATGTCTTCCCTTATACGGAGTTCGTGCCGATTTGGGATGAGCTTGACGGCAGTATGCCTGTGGGTATTCGCTTCTGGCAAATCGATGAATCAAAGCCGATGATCGCGGTACTGTATGAAATCGATGGTTACACGCGATTCCAGACGGTGCGCAAGGACGGCGTGTATACGGGAGAGCTTGAAATCGCAGAGCCGAAGCGTCCATATAGGGTTACAGTTCGCTCAAATGCCGCTGGCGACTCTGAAATCATCGGCGAAGGAAGTTATACTTCTCTGCCCATCGTGCCGCTGTGGGGTAACAGAATGCACCAGAGTACGCTTATCGGTATGCAACAGGCGATTGACAGCTATGACTTGATTCGGTCTGGTTTTGCCAATGACCTGACGGATTGCTCCGAAATCTACTGGCTGATTGAAAATTGCGGCGGCATGACGGACAATGACCTTCAGAGGTTCCGCGACAGGCTGAAGATCACGCATATTGCCGAGGTGCCGTCTGAAGGGAATCCGAAGCCGTATACGCAGGAAATCCCGTATAATGCGCGACAGGCGTATTTGACGGATATCCGTGCAGGTATTTATGAGGATTTCGGTGGCCTTGATGTTCATCAAGTAAGCGCGAATAGCACCAATGACCATCTTGAAGCGGCGTATCAGCCTTTGGACGAAAACGCAGACGATTTTGAATATCAGCTTATTGACTTTATTCGACAGATTTTGGTTATTGCTGGCCTGCCTGATGATATGCCGATCTTCAAACGCAACAGGATCAGCAATCAGCGTGAACAGGTTGACATGATTATGGCAGAGGCGCAGTACCTTGATGAGGAAACTGTGCTGAACAAATTGCCGAATATCACGCCTGATGAAGTCGCGGAAATCCTGAAGCGGAAAGATGTCGAGGATTCCGAACGGATGCGAGGAAATCCGGTTGTCGAAGATGAGGAAACGGAGGTTGACGAATAATGCCCGATCCCGCCGCGCAGGCGACTGACAAGCTGATCGAAAAAATGGAAAAGCGCATGAATACAGTCTACAGCACGGCAGAGAAGGAAATGAACCGCAAGCTGAAGAACTACATGAAGCTGTATAATGCGGAGAACAAACAAAAGAAAGCTGACCTGAAAGCCGGGAAGATAACGAAGGATCAATACAACGCTTGGTTAGAAGGCAAAGCTCGAAAGAGCAAATGGCTGACGGAAATGGTCAATACACTTTCCGAAGATGCGGCGAAAACCGACATGAAGGCCATGAGCGCGGTTCGTGGCTTTTTGCCAGAAGCCTATGCAGTAAATCATAATTTCGGCGCTTTTGAGGCTGAGAAAGGCGCTATGGTCAAAACCAGCTTCACGCTTTACGATGCGCATACCGTTGAGCGCATTGTAGAAGAGAGGCCAAATCTACTGCCTGAGCCGAAGCCTGATATTCCGAAAGATGTGCGCTGGCACAAGCAGAAAATCAATAACGCGATTGTACAGGGCATTTTGCAAGGCGAAGCTATAGACGATATAGCGACGCGATTGCAGGACGTTACAGACATGGATCGCCGTGCGGCTATCCGTAACGCGAGGACGGCAACGACGGGCGCTCAAAACGCAGGCCGAGTGGACAGCTATAAAGACGCTGAAAAGATGGGTATAGAGCTTGAACAGGAATGGCTGGCGACGCTTGACGATAGAACAAGATCGAGTCACCGAGAGCTGGACGGAGAACGAGCCGAGGTTGGCAAAAAGTTTTCCAACGGATGTCGCTTTCCGGGCGACCCATCCGGGCCACCTGAAGAGATATATAACTGCCGATGCACTCTTGTTGCGGCTGTGAAAGGTATTGACCAGTCAATGGCTCCGAGATTCAGCAGGCTTGACCCGAACACGGATTTTGAAGAATGGAAGTTCGGCAAAGATAAAGAGGTTCGGAAGGCTGAATACAACCTGAAGAGCGCGACAAATCGCTTCAAGCAAATCGACAATAAGACATATTCTGGTATCTGGGCGAACGATGTGAAGGTTTCGGATTATGCCGCGAAGAAAGGATCAATTCAGGACAAAAGGGATTATTATAACTCAAAAATCGATGACTACAAAGACAAGTTGACCTTGAACCCAGACGATCAGTTTTATAAAAACAGACTGGAGGCTATGAAGGGTTACCTGAAAGACTTGAACGATTTCGAGAAGCGCGGCAAAGAATACGAAAAATACAGCAATCTTGTAACGCAATACAAGAAAGAACTGAAGGCCGTTAAACCGTCCGTGTCGCCATTTTCTGCCGATGCTTATTCGGCGGCAAGGAAAAGCGCGGCGCATAGCTTTACGGATAGAGGCGAAGCGGATAAGTTCTTGCGCCCGACTTTGGACGAACAATGGAAAGACCTTGAAGATCGGGAGAAGTATGGCGTGTGGAAATACACCGAAAACTCAAATCCGATGAACAAGCCACTTTCCGGGTATGAAGATACTTGGAGTCGAAACGATTTTAAGGGCGTTGGTAAAGCCGACTGGAATCACGAAGATGCTTGGCGCACAAATCCGACCGCTTTCAAACAGTTCGGTCACAGTAACGGAAGAGTCGATCATGCTGAGGCTATCAGCGGACTAACGACA